CGTCTTCGGCAGCGTCAGTTTGTTTGAAGAGACAGTTCAACAGCCGTATTATTTACAGTCTTCTTTGTGTCAAATTCAAACCTCATTGTGCCACCGCCAGTAATCTCTACTGACGACTCATTAGATTTCGGACGTGTAAAAGCTGCAATCGTGCGGATATGATCCCCAAGCAAAACCCCACATAAAGGCAAAGTTTGTGCGCCCACGCTTGCTGCTGCCGAGTGAACATTGCCAACTTTTACCATGCGCAGTACATCGCTTTCATCATAATAGCAATAAATCTCTGATTCCCAATTCGAGTCTATATTCCACCCAGAAAATGGCGTGTTAGCAGGATTTGACATTGCAAGCATATTGCCGGTTAGGTATTCAGGCGCTAAAACAACTTTATTCCCTACCCCATACCATGGCTTATCAGCGAAAACAGTAGAAATTGCCGCCGTTGGTGTATCGCCACTCAATGAAAAATCTAATTTAAAATGATAAGCATGCCATGCCTGATCAGTAGGCAAATTATCACGATGTAAAATGATATGAGCTTCATCGCCAGCCCAGTTAAAATGCCAGCCATAAGCGGCTTCATAGCCGATACAGTCACCAGCGCCAGCAACAGAAATAGTGCCTGCATTTTCACTTAAATGGCAATCGGCTAGAATGTAAGCTTCGATCTGCCGTATTTCATCGGCTGACATAGAGCCATCATGAGTAATCAAATGCTGACGGAATTCTTCGCCTCCGGCTGCCGGGATAAGTTCGACATAAAGAATTCCCGCGGGCGTATTGTTGGGAACGCTCAGCAAAAAATAACGGTAATCCGATGTCGAAAAAATGCCGGAAGTGCTCGCTGTACCGGCATAATGCAATTGTTCGCCCTGGAAAAAAAGCGGGTAATTTAAAGCTGGATAGTCATCAACCGAATCGTAATCATGCCGTTTTGCGCCATAAATGGCTTGGACGAAAAGCCGCAATTTGCCGCCGAAATTAGACGGCTTTATCCGCGTTTGAATGGTTTTAATTCGCCTGATGACTTCGTTATCATACCAATCGAAAGTGGAAGATGTGTACCAAACATCACAACGTGTGATCGAATTGACTTTTGATTCAGGTGTGCTGAATTGACTAGGCCCAACAACAATACTTTCCATGCCGTCTGTTGCCGATTGCCCTTGAAAAAAGGGCGGATAATCAATTGTTGTCGCGCTAAGCTTTACGCCACCGGTGACAAAGGCATTAAAGTAAAGCCGTGCCGGGAGATAAGTTGCTTCATTACATGGCGCAATGCTGAAATATTCGAAAAATCCAGACTCTAAATATAAGCCTGTGATGCGTTTCAGATATTCAAAAGGTGATAGCCAAATACCCATTTATGCCGGGGGATAATTGTTAACTGTTACGGTGTAAATTGTTCCGTTGGCATCGGTGAGCGTATATGACTGGATGACTTCAACATCAACGCTTGAAGCGCCCAATGGCACTGGAATGGTGATAATTGTTGTTGCTGTCACATCCATAACTAAAGGGTCTACTAGGCTATAGCGCGTGTCTGGCGGCGGCTCTTTTAGCGCTTTTGAGATGATTGCACTTTGCGCTGGATGCGAATTTGCCGCATTTAAGACAGTGCGCTTGACACCGGCATCTACTAACTTACGCAATGATTGCTTTATGCTCATTTGTAAATTTTCAACCCATCACGCGGCAATGCAATATCAAAAATGATTGGACTCCCGGTAAATGTAACCGGATCATTTTCAACAATTTCAGGAATCTCAATCGTCAATTTTGTTTCGTATACTTCAGGTCCAGGTGGTATGCCGATCCAGTTGTAAGCATTACAAATCCAGCCTCTCCATTCATCGTCCTCAGGATCGGCACCGCTTACATTGCCGACGTATGTATTGAGTGTGCCAATGCTGTTGGGTAGTGATGCAGGATTTGCATAATTGCTTGCTGGCAATGTCAACGCATCATCTATTTGTCCGGCAACATCTGGCAAATAAACAGCAAGTTCGAATTGACTTGTGGCTGATCCGCGTTGCAAGTCGATAATGTGTTCCAACATCGATACTTTGGCTTTGCATTCAAGAAATGTATGATCGATTTCAATTGTTTTATCAATGTCAAGATCAGGTCTTATCAAGCTTGAAAATTTCACGCGATTAGCGCGGTGTGCTTGTAAGATTGTCGTTTTAGCTTGGTTCAACGCGGTCAAAAATGCGGCTTCTAAATCTGATGATTCATTTGTAGCTACAAAATTGCCTGTTTCTATCTCAGTGCCAAGCGGCGTTTGATAGCTTTCAAATTGCGTAAAAGTTTGGTCTGGTTCTGCGCTTAATGCATGCTGCCTGCTAACTTTTAGCTCGCCGATTGCATCAATGCTGGCCTGTGCTTTTACAATTATTTCATACTCGCAATTCACTGTTTGCTTCCAGCGAGTCGCTATGCTCATGTTAAAGCCTAGACATTGCACGTCTGCAAAATCGCTTTTTATCCATGCTATTTCCGATCCAGAGGGTCCATAAAATCCTGAATCTGGCAATGGGTCAAAACTAACAGCTTTCAAAATCCAACCTGTCGCTGCCCGCATGACATTATCTTGAGTAGGCAACTCGAACATGTTGACAAGATAGTCATACCAAGTCGCAGACGGATAATCCCACGCGGCCGTTAGTTCGCGCTGCCACAGCCGTTCGAACCGGCTAACAAATATGATCCCGATTGAGTTTGTGATGTTGCGCCGTTCGGCAAGCGTGACGCTTAGTGATCTATCAAGAATATCCGCATCTGTGAAAATGGCATCGGGTGTTGTTTTCCTTGCCCATGCCGTTATTCTTGTCGCTCCTGCCGGGCTTAGGTCCATGCTTCCAGGATATGTCGATAGCCGTTGCTGTGCATAGGTCCAATTCTCATCTGGATCATTAAAAATTGACTCATGCCAATAGCCCGACGGTATCAAAATATCAATAGCGCCTCTGTCAATCAGTTCGACTACTTCTTGCAGGTTATCTGTGCAAGTAAAAGCCATCAACCCTGTATTGATATCGTATGACGGCAAATGCACGATGCCAGTAAAAAGTCTGGTCAGGATATCGTCTGGTTCGGCAATCTGTACATAGTCAAGCTCAACTGCTGCACCAACCCATGAATAAGGGTCAATTTCACCTGATGCTTGTGGATTAAGAGTAAAAAAAGCAAGTCTTGCTTCGCCTTCGCGTGCCGTGATGCGGATCGGTGCCGATGCCAAAATTTGCCCTGTTACATTTTGCGCGATACCGCCTATCGGCGTAATTTCAAGTTTGATAGTAAAAGCCGACATTATACTTGCTCAGCAATTAACGACCATGAACGCCCAGGATATCCGCGCCCTGATCCCGATTCCTGCGGGCGTGACGCGAAAACACAATATCGCGGCCAGTAACTTAATTGATAGCCCGATGCACCGCTAACAGATGTCAAAGTCACATCATTATCAACAATGCTGGAAATTGCCGCCTGGCGCAACATACCGCTTACAATCGCATGACCAACAAGCGATACATCATAACGCCAAGCTGCATATTCATCACCATCATAGCTCCAATCATCCGGTAATGTGAGCGCGGTTGAAGCGCTGAAAACCGACAAAGGCGAGCAACAATCAAGAACCAGCATACCGCTATAGTCGAGATCAAGCAATGCTAACGGTATTTTCCCGTCACCTCGTGTAGAAATGCGCATTTTGCCGCTCCATGCTGTTTGTTTAACTGCACTTCCATCGCTCATCCGGTGCACAATCTCAGCGCTGATGGGTTCAAAGCTTTGGCTTATCGAATGAGCCGAATTAAAAGCAACCTCGACACCACCCAGTTTCATATTAATGATCATCGCCGACCACCTGCTAAAGCTGCTGTGTCTAAGCCCTGTTCGCCATCAGCGTAAACTATCGGTATCGTAATTGGTGTAACTTGCTGCTGCGCAAAAGCAACCGCATCAGATAGAGATTTGGCTAAATCTTCAGCATTGATCTGTGTTTGTATTTTTACTGGCGTCACCGGTTGCGCTGCTGCTTGATCCTGCAAACTTTGGAATGGCTTTTCATTTCCAGGTGCAAATTGCTGTGCTGCTGCTTGCTCCTGCAAATTTTGGAATGGCTTTTCATTTTCCGGGGTGTCGCGCTTATTGATAATGTCAAGTCGTTGCTGCTCCAATCTGATTTTTAGTGAGTCTGCCTCGGACTTTAACCTAAACTGCTCAGCGCTGGATAATTCCTCACTCCCGCCAACTAAGTTAAGCGTTGCATCATTTGCGGCTTGCATTGCCCGCGTGTAAGTGCTTAGTGATATCGCTCCGCTGTCTAAAAGACTCTTGTACCGCGCCTGCTCATCGGCAAGTTTTTCGATCGGTGTACGCATTTGCTCTGTAAGTCTTAGCCCTTCGCGTAAAATTTCTTGCCTTTGGCGCTCCGCTTCTGTTTGCTCTTTTGTGCCTTCTGCGCTTGGTTTTTGCCCACTAATAAAACCTGTTATGGCGTCTGGCGTTGGTGCTTCTTGTTGTTGTGTTTGAGATGGCAATGACTTGCTTCTTTCTTCGCTTATTTTTTTAACAATTTCAAACCGTTGATTAAGAAGGTCGTTTATCTCTTTTTCTTTTATAGGTATAAGCTGAGAGCCAAAGCCAGTACCGCCCTGTAAATCTTTTATAGATTCTCTAAGTTTGTTGATTTTCCTATCAATAACATCAATTTCGCCTTCTAAGCCTATTTTTAATCCGACTGACTCCTTGAAAGTATCTATCAGTCCAAGCCAAGCCCCGCGTAAAATTCCATGTTTTTCAATATTTTTGTCCATTGCGGCGGCCATTTCCGTCAATGGTTCAAGCACGCCTAATGCGACTCTTGTCCTGAACCCGGCCGATGCTATTTCCATTTCGGCTAGTTTATCGTTAAACGCACCTGCTGCTTGCGCCTGCTCTAACGTGATGCCTGTTAATGCCTTGCCACTTTCGCTAAGGTCATTTAATCCATCAGCACCCATCAATAAAAGCGGTGCCATTTCTGCATAGGATTTACCTAAAGCCTTTGCTCCAAAAGCCGCGCGTGTTTGCGGGTCTTCGATTGAACTAAAAACCTCTGCTAATTGGATGAACGCCTCAAGCGGGTCTTTAGCAGTAATTCCTAACGATGCAAAACCTTCCGAGTTTTTTACGATATTGATCGATAATTTGTTTAACGTATTTGCAAAAGACTCTGCCGACGTATCGCCTAGTTCAATTGCAAGCTGAAAATTGGAGAAATTTTCGACAGATACCCCTGTTCTATCAAAAACATCATTAAGTTCATCTGCCGCATCGATTCCGCTTTTCAAATAAGCGCCAATCGCGGCAACGCTTAGCCCGGCAGCCATCGATTTAAAACTTGATGATACGCCATTGGCTACTTGTTCGGCTCTTTCTCCGAACCTACCTAAGTCTTGAGACGCCCTGTCGAGTTGATCAGATAACCTTCCGACCTGAGCGTTAAAATCAATGTCAATTCCGAACGCCATTAAGTATTTCCTCGCAATTGATTCAAGATAGCTTGGCCTGAAGTATTTATTGATTCCATGATTAGCTGTGCTGACTCTGTGCCGTGCGCTTGAAAGTTATTTTTTACAAAAAATTTACCCGGCACTTCTTTTACAACATCGCCACCCCTAGTTTTTTTGTATTGGTATCCGCTATGCACCCATCCGGCATAGTACGCGCCTTTTAAGTCTCTTCGGCTTTTGCCTTTGCGGATCGTAAAATAAACGCCTATGTTGCCGTTTTTTCTGCGCGTATTGATACGAGACTGTTTGACTGTTGTTGCCTTTTTCAATCGTCCAGTTTTAACAGGTATATCTGCCCTGATTTTTTTCATTAAAAAATTAGCGCCCACACGCAAAGACTTGCGCGTTATATTATCAGCAAGCTTGTCGTTGAATTGCCGCAGTGCGCGTTGAGTCTCTTTGATGCCGGATACGCTAACCTCTGTCATTTTGATATTCCCGAATTAATGCAAAGTGAGAAACTAACATTTCAAAATCATGATACCCGAGCATTTCCATTATTGTTTCAATGCTTGAATACTCGATATCTCCGCCATAAATATTCCAAATTTTTATAGCAAAGGTTAAATGTTCCGGCTGCTCGTCAGTGAGTCCTTGTATCGGTATTGACTGGCGTTCTAGCCAGTTTCTCGCTTTCCCAGCGCGTCATCCTTTGCTTTTTTGTGATCAAGATAAGCGGTCTGTATTTGCTCTATCAATTCAGGCCAAATGTTCAATTCATCCTTGATCCACTCTTTAAATAGCTCTTTCGAAAAAGCCGCAATTTCATTTGTGCCGCCCGGTACAATGTCAATCTCTTTGACGTTCCACCCTTCGACAAACTCTGTCAGAATTTCTAGCTGTTCCATCTTTGCAAATTTAACAGCGTCATAGTCTGTCGGGCGCTTGATTGTAAACTCAAACTCGCCCGACTTAACTATTTTTTCCCGTGATTTCCGTAGTGCATCAACTAAGCTCATAATTACGCGCCGTAATAAGTTGGAGTGCCAAAAGCCGTAATTATAGCCGGTGTTGTGATTAAACCTTGCGCCTGGCCGCCTGGGGCGCCGGAAAAGCCAACGTACCCGGTAAATACCATAATAGGCCCGCCAACGCCAAACGTAAACCTAAACGCCCTTTGAGCCTGTAAGTCAGATGCTTGTTTTAAAGCAATCTGCCCCGCGTCCGTAATGTCCCACTGTTGATCCATAGCGTAAGCTATCGGGTTTGCTGCGTCTGGAATTTGTGACTTTTGGTTGACGTGAATTGTGGTCGTGTCGATAAAACCAAAATCGCCGCCGCTTGGATTGACTGTTGTTGCTGTAGTAACTGACGTTCCAAACGTGATGGCCTGCGCCGTTCCGCTTGTGAAAGTGTCAAAATCAAGCGTACTAATGCCAGTTCCGCCGGTTGCATCTTCAAGCTGGAACGTATCTGTTGCCGTTGCTGCAACCCGAAAAACTCGCCCGTCTAGCTGATACATGCCCTGCACAGAGAGCACGATATAAGTTCCGTTTGGTAGCGCGTGACCGGCTGATGTAACAATGCCCGGCGCTGCTTTTGTGATGCCTGTGATTGTTTTGGATGTGCCTAATGCTGATTGCATATCCACGGCCACTTTTGACCATTTTCTTACTTGTGCCATTTCTTTTACCTCTGATTAAATTGGGTTTGATTCTGTCGTGTCGTAAATTATTTGATAAGTCAGTTCAGCCGTATGTATCTCTGGCTCTTCTTCATCGAAATTGAAGTTTGTACTCTGCAAAAGGCAATCTATCCCGCCAAAATTACCCACCATGCCTGACTCGACTAAAAGAGCGGCAGCGTCCATGTCTCGTTCTGGCTTTTCATCATCTGCGGCACCTCGAATCCATGCGGTTATTGTGATCGATAAATTGCGTTCCTGCGGTCGTGGTTGATTGTGTATCGTTAACGTTTCAACAGTTTCCGAACCTGCATATATCGTCAAACACGGCCACGCTGCCCGTTTTGGCGGTATGCGTTGAATCCAAACCCCGCCAAAACCGTTAACGGTTTTAAGCTTTGTCTGTATCGCTTCTAAAATCGCGCGGCGTTTATGCACTAAAAGAATTCTCTATAATCTGTGTGGGGTAAAAGTAATTGCATTGCGGCATGTGGGATTGTTAGCGGCCTGATTCCGCCCTCGATAGTCCCCTGGAAAACTTCCCACTGTCCCACGATAAATTTAATCGCATCTCTAATCGCTTCAGGTACTTCTTCACTTTTTGCTCCATAGCCTGCAATATACTCAATTTGAACAGCGTTTGGCCGTTCGCGCACATAAGGCCATGAGTAAGCATATGCTGGCAATAGTACACCGGCAATGTGATCAAGCTCATAATTTGCCGCATTTATTGTTTGCTGTATGCCGCTTGTATCGAGATATTTAACTGAGACAATTGAGCTGACACGACCTTTTAACGGCATCACATCATCAAATTTATCAGCATAACCAACGACCGTTTGATTGATGATATATGAGCGCGTGTAATATTCGACCATTTCGCGCGCGGCTCTAATTCTTGCTGAAATTATTGTGTCGCGTGATGTATCAGATGCTTGCGTTATACCCAGCTGTGCACGCATCTCTGAAAGGCTAACAGGCTCAACTGATGGCTGAGTTTTAACTCGATGTCTGATCATGTCGGGATCGTTAAATTAGGTTTAACAAAAAATTCATCGATATTTGTTGACCATCTGCCTGTTGATAAAACGACAATTGCTTGCGCTTTCCACTGCCCCGATTCGTCTATATCCTCGCTTGCTATCGTGTAAGTCAAAATGCCGTCTGTGCCGTCAGTATCAAATGATGCCGTTTTCAAAAT